CCTGAAACTACACAGACAGTCCCGCTAATAAACAGAATAGTCGCCACGCCCCTGGTTGCCAGCGTCATCGTATCTTTATCAGTATTTGTACCTGCGATATAAGCAGTTGTGATTGAACAAGTAATCGTAATATTTCCAGTAGTATTGTTAAAAATAGAAACAATGTCACCAGCCGCAAACGTAGAGTTTGGTATCGTAATTGAGCCACTTGTTCCAACACCAACAAACTTACCTACATCGGTAGTTGCTAGAGAATAAGAAGTAGTTTTATCCGATCCAGACTGAGGAACATTACGATAACCAACAGAATTAGTACCATCTGCAGTACAGTTAGTCAGAGTCCCGCTAGATGGAGTTCCAAGAGCACCACTCGGAGCAATATAGTCAGTACCAGCACTAGCATTAGCCAATGCACCGCCAGAGTTAGCTTTTAGAATCGCAGTACCACTAGGAGGCGCTAGGTAATCCGTACCAGCAGTAGCCGCTGAAGCTACACCAGAAGTAGCCTTTACCAGACCTGTGATAGTTGCTCTTTTTAGAACTTTACCTGTCGTGCTACTCCAAAGGGCTATCTCAGAATCTACGCTAGACGTAATGCCTTCAATCTTGTCGGTATTAAGATTGGTGAAGTTACCGTCAACCTCAGCAAAGCTAAGGGCTGAGCCTTTACCAGAACGGGTAGTAATCGTTGTCATCTCTTACCCCTTATGCCAAAGTAACGCTCAGATTCCCACTGGTGATCTTAAAAATATCGCCATTGTTAATCGTTTTAGACGAATCCAGAGCAGTATGGAACAGCAGATTCCCGCTAGTCACCGCATCACGAATACCAACATAAGCAATAATCCCCCAGTCAGCCGTAGCTTGCGGGAACTCAATCGCAGCACTGTTTGTAGACGCACCGTTAGACGGAGAACCGAAAGTAATCGCCTGACGAGCATACGAACCACCTGAAACCTCAGTGCCAGTGTCAGCATCAGTCGGGTCTGTGGTATACAGCGCCAGATAAGTCGTTGTAGGACTCGTATAGCTCGTATTACGCAGAGTAGCGTTAATCAGAGCGTTCTCAAGATAGTTGGACATTTCTGCCATGATTTCACCTCGTATAAGACATAGACATAGGCTGACCGCCATACTCACTAGATTGGTCAGAAGTATTTATTGCTAAGATAGCACGATCATACAAAGCTGCCCATGTCTGGAGCCTTGCATCATTCATAAGATATGGTTCTGCTTCACCCAATGCAGCGTAAAGTAGTGCATCAGGGTAATTAGCTAGGAATGCGTTATTGATATTCGTATCCGTTAGATACTGAGGCTTAGCGTAATACAGCATTTGAACGCTATAAGCAGTATCAGGAATCGGAGCAAATTGAATCTCGTTAGCTAGAATCGTGTAATCCACTGGCTTACCTGAATCAGTAGTACGCGATCCAGCATAAAAAGCATTAGGTGAGAAATACGTTAGAGCCTGAATCGGCGTAGTCCTTAGATGGATGTCACGCATCTCTAGGAAGTCCGTAGGAAGGCCTACAGTCGAATCTGCTGCTGTGGTATTAGCACGAGCCACAACGAGCATCTTGCGCGTTCTAAGGTCTCTAGCAAGCCTTTCCTCGCCCAAACGGATAAAGTCCGGTATCTGGTTTGTCAGATCACTACGAGCTAGATAATTAGCTACCGTAGTTTTAAACGAACTGTAATCCGTTATCGCCATGACTATTTCCTGTTGTTATGATCCTCGATGGCGTTAGGTTCTACATCGTCCCATCGATACTCATGAATACCGATATGCCCTATATACTTAGATAATCCATGATCGACGTATGTATGGAATCCGTGATCTAGTGCCTTTAAACAAAAATGCACATCCTCACCAATAATCCCACGACTTCCCCAACCTACATCAAACCAAGGATTCGGCATACCCTCAAAAACCTCTTTACTAATCATTGCAGCGCCGAAACCTACTGCCGTTACCTGCTCAACGTAATCCTTGTCCCTAGAGTCAATCTTCAGCCACTTATGAGCCGTAATCTTCCCATCGTCATCCTTAGTAAGCTCTAAATTCAGAGCCGTACTTAAGGTAGGTTTACGCCTAGTAACAGCATTTACACCTACTATCGGAACCTCACGACTTAGCAATATGCTAATTATGTCAGGAGGAAATCGCATATCCGAATCTATAAACAAAATATGCGTACAACCTTCCGCTAGTGCTGCCTTCACAAGACCTTCACGCTGGTCAAATATTAGCGTTCCAGCCATTGTGTATAACTTTAAACCGTTGTTCTCATCCTTGCAACGATGTTTAACGTCATGTCCAACCATCCGAGCAAAGTCAAATGCGAACCCTGTATGAACCTCATCTCTACATGGAACACAAACACCAACAACAGCTTCCTTCACCGCTTTTTTATATTTTTTATTTGACATTAGAGAGTTCCTCGATAAGTTTTCCAGATTTGCCCTTCTGGGCTATTCATCCATTTATTGAATTCCACATCATCAAGAATCGCAAAACCTCTCATGATGCCTTTCTTGTTCATATCGTCAATGACCGTATAAGGAATCATCCCGACATGATGGAACTCTTTTAAATGGCCTGTTCTGGCCTTATCCTGATCTCTAATTTCCTCTACTTCTTTCAGGATGTCTGTTACATCCTGTTGCGTTTCAATAATAATCCCGCCATCACCATCAGCATGAACTACAGAAGTACGAAAGTTCACAAGGAGTCCTTTCAAAAAACCCCTAGAGCCGAAGCCCTAGGGGAAACACGCACTCGCGTGAAGGATTACAGAGCCATATTCAGGTCAGCAACGATGCCGTGAGCAGCCTCGTTCTTAACCTCAAGTGTGCACTCAACCAGAACTTGAGTTTTGTCAGCATCACCAGCCTTTGCCAGTTCGTTAGTCATGAACGGACGCAGATAAGCAATTGCTGCATACTCAGGATCAAGGATCAGAGCATCACGGGTACGCATAAATCTATTCGGAACTACCGCCATATTTCCGAAGTCACTGACGTAGATGTCAGCAGCTCCGATAATGGTTGCAGGACGATTGCCGTTGACATTGAAACGAGTCTGACCAATACCAGCAAACGAAGAAACCTTCTGCTTACCAGCAGCGCCAACCATCAGAACTTTAGGCGAACCACCAGAAGTAAACACCTCTGCCACGACTTCTTTCAGCAAAGTCTCAGTAAAGGTACGGGTATTGCCATCAGTACGGGTCGAAACACCGATAGTCGTAGGATCAGCACCGTTAGTCTGAGCAGACGAGTTGGTCTTAATCCACGACAGCAACGAACCCATCTTACGAGCAGTGGAGCCGTTACCGGCATCACGACCCTGATTCGACAGCAGAATGGTTTCCAGATCGCGCTTGAGTTCCTGAGAAGCTTTAGCAAGCTGATAAGCCTTCTCAGACTTACGACCAGCTTTGTTCACAGTGTCCAGAGTGCCAGAAACCTTGATGGTCTTTTGCAGAATCTGGGTGTAGTTACCAAGACGAGTCGTAGGAGACAGAGTTGCGTCAGAAGCGTCAGCACCTTCAACAGCAGCGTTAGCCGTAGTTGCAGCAGCCAGCGAGTCAGTCTGCCACTCGTGATAGACGTTCGTAGCTTTAGTCTTGCCAATCGAGGACATGAAAGGTGTCTCGGTAGGCGAAATGTCATAGATAACATCGGTCAAATCCTCACGGATACCGATAGCGGAATGTGCGGTATAAGTTGCCATGATTTAACTCCTAAATAAATTTCTCAAAGACGCTTGCGGCATCAGAAACCCTTCCAGAGTTTTTGACCCGCGACTTAAGTTTCTTCATTTCCTCCGCTGAACTATCTCTAGGCTGCGATACGCCAGCTTTAATCACTTTAGGAGCCTGAGCTACTTTCTTAGTAATCTCTGGCTTACTAGCAACTAATTTGTCGTACTGCATTGCCTTGTAAAGCGTTAGAACCGCACGAGAGTCATAGACACTCGCTAACTCTTGATCCGAAAACCCTAGACTCTTTCCAAACTCACGGATGTTCTTCCGCAAAGTCTCACCTTTAGCCGGGTCTGCAAACTCTGGAACAGCCGCCACTAACTTCTGGCTTTCCTCAGCGACATAACGCTGGAGATTCTGTTGCCGTTCATGCTCTTGTTGCTGTGCGATTCTCTCGCGTTCAGCCCTAACAGCATTGAGTTGCTTATCCCTCTCTACCATCTCAGCTACCTTTACAGAATAGCCAATAGGGTCGGTTTCCTTCAGGTAAGCTAGGTTTTCCGTCTCATCTTGAGGTTTGAGCATTTGCTCCATCATCTCAAGACGTTGCGCGTATTGATCGCGCAGAGCCTTAGCTTCTTGAACCGCTTGGCGCTCGGCCTCAACCGCCTTACGTTCCTCAGCTACAGCTTGCGATTTCTTGGTGTAATCAGTGCCAAGTTGATATGACTTGATAAGCTCATCTAGGGTTACCTCCCGTTCTTCGCCAGCGGCTTTGACACGGAATCTTTGAGGTTCCTCGGCTTCTTCAACGTCATCATCTTGTTCTACCTCTGATTCATCATCAGATTCGGCCTCGCTCTCGTTGGCTTCTGCTTGGAGTTCAGGTTGTCCGTCGGAGCCTTCTTCTCCACCCATTAAGCCCAAGAAAGCGTTAGCTGCACCTTCTACCGTCAACTCACCACTACCCTCGGGTGTCGTGTTCTGAGTATCGCTCATTTAGTTTCCTTAATTATATCGGGAACCGCCCGACTCGGTTACAAAATCTTTAATCTCCCATCCTTTATTTTCTTGTCTGCGACCATCCCTTGAAGATGATCCTCCAGACTCTCAATAACCCTTAACCTGATATATGCCTGTTCTCTTGAATCAATGTCGTTAGTCTCACTCATTGTGAATCTGTTAATCTCCTGATTCTTCAAGTCTTGCATCATTTCCTTAAAGTAATCATCTCGGAGTAAGTTCTCAGCCCATTGAGATTTGTTCATTTTTGTATCTTTAATAAACTTGGATTTTGGAATACAACGCTTTGTGATACCCCACCACCTACTGAAGCATCTGGCATTTTTACTGCGTCATATTTTGAAAATAACTCATCAAGAAAAGCATTTTGTGTTCTTTGACCACCGCCAATTTGATACATCTGACCAGACATTAAATCATCAAGAAAGTTATTAAATGTGTAATATTTATCTGTAATTCCAGCATTTTTTGCAGCAGTCTTTATTGCGTTCAATGTTGATTTATCTAA